GTAGTTGCTGGTCTTATAACAACCGCAGTAGTTGCAACTGCAGGTGCAGCTAGTATAGCAGTTCCTGTAGGAGGAACTTTAATAGGCGCTTCCTCTTTAGGAGCAGGTGGATTAGCAGGAGCAGGATCTGCAGCAGCAGGATTAGTAACAACTGGAGCGGGAGCAGCAGTACTAACGGTAGGTACTGTTGGAGGTTCTGCAGTAGCAAAATGGGCTGGAAACGACAGAAAGGCTGTTACAATCCTAGTATTTAACGGGTACATCGAAGAAATAGCAGTAAGAGCTATGGCAAGAGGATTATACAACAGCTTAGGTGGAACAGTATCATCACAGGATATACTAGCAATCTACTCAACACTTATTCTTTGTAGAGGTACTTTCACAGACACAGGAGACGGTAAAGCAGTATCTGTTTGGAATCTAATCAAGAGACAGTACGGAACTTTAGGAGGCGGAAGTCTAGAAGGAGACATCGCTTCAATCACATCCGAAGGATTAGGAGGATTCTTTAAAGATGTAGTTACAGATATGGATACAATTCCAGGATTCCCTAAATCATTCAAAACCAAAGATCCTACAAATGGAGTTCCTATAGAATTCGTTGATGCTAAAGACGCTTGCGTTGCAGCACTAGGAAAACTAAATGCTAACGAACCAAAGTTAACAGAGAATCTTAAAAACATAACGGAAGAAGATCTTGAAATGTTATCAGAAAACATGGAGGAAATCACTGATGGTGTAGTAGCTGAGGTTGGTGCTTCAGCAGAAGCTGGAGAGGAACAAAAATCTGAAGAATAATCGGATATATAAAAAAACAAAAATGGAAAAGAACCTAGATTACGTATTAATATTAGAGAAATCTTCTCATAGTCTTAGAACAGAGAAAAAAGGAGGAGATTATTTTCTTGAGGGTGTTGCAGCTGTCTTTGGGGTTGAAAACTCAAATCATAGAATATATGAAGAGAATGAATATCTACCACACTTAGATTATCTTAAGAAGAAAATCGATCAGAATCGTTTACTTGGTGAATTAGATCACCCTAAAGAGTTTGATGTCTCACTTAAAAATATTTCTCACGTTATCACGGATCTTTCATACGATAAATCAAACAGAAATGTAAAGATCAAAGTTAAACTTCTAGATACTCCAGCAGGGAAAATAGCTAAAAGCTTAATCGATGCAGGTATACCTATTTCTATATCTTCTAGAGCAGCTGGTAACGTAAAAGAGAATAAAAAAGTTGAGATTAAGAAAATTTTTACTTACGATTTAGTTGCTGATCCTGGTTTTGAAAATGCTCAATTAGAAAGAGTTTATGAAAGTTTAGGATCTCATATTCCTTCTGAATCAGTAAAAGATTCAATTATTTCTTCCTTAACTAACATAAATGAAAGTTTTGGACTTAGAAAAAATTCTAACACGCAGATATATAGAATAAAAGATACGGAGAAAATCTCTAGACTTTTAAAAGAAAACACAAATAATTCAAGAAACATGGACAATAACTTTGTCACTGCAGAAGAGCTAAACGAATATTCATTAATCCTTAAAAAAGAGATGGATTCTTTGAAAAATGAGATGAGATCAGTTTCTAGAGGAACATCTACTGGCAATTATTCTGATGATAGTGCTTTAGAAGAAAGAATACAAAGATTAGAAAAATATTCAGAGTATCTAGCAGAAAATTTAGAATCTGCTATTAAATATGGAGATTACTTAGCTGAAAATTTAGAAGGATCTATTTCTTATAACAAATATTTAGCTGAAAATTTAGATAAATCAATTACTTATGCTAAATATTTAGCTGAGCACGTTGATGGAAACATTTCTTACTCTGAGTACATCGCAGAAAATCTTGATAACAATATTGCTTATAGCAAGTATCTTGCAGAGAATTTAGATAGAAACATTTCTTACTCTGAATACTTAGCTGAAAACTTAGACAAGAATATTTCTTACTCAGAATATCTAGGAGAAAACTTAGACAAGAATATTTCTTACTCTGAGTATTTAGCAGAGAATTTAGACAAGAATATTTCTTATTCTGAATACTTAGCTGAAAACTTAGACAGAAATATTTCCTACTCAGACTACTTAGGAGAAAATCTTGATAAGAGCATTACTTATTCTGACTACTTAGGAGAGAAATTAGATCAAAACATTTCTTACTCTGATTACCTAGGAGAAAAATTAAATGGTAATATTAACTATTCTGATTATATAGCTGAAAAAGTTAAATCTGGTATCGATTACACTGAGTATTTAGCTGAATCTATTAACAGAAACAAAACAAAAAAGAATCTTTCACAAAACGTGAATGAGTCTATTAACGAAGGAAGAAGAACTTCAGGATTCTCTGGAGATTATACAGATCTTTCATCAAAAGTTGATAAATTAATCGAATCTGTTAACACAACAAAAACAGATCAGATCATAAACGAAAATAAATATGCTTTCCTAAAGCTTGTTGATGACAGGACTAAGAAAGGCTTTTTATCCTTGAACGAGGCCGAAAAACAAAAGGTCGCTAAGGCTCTTAACGAGCAGAACTATACTTCGGGTACGGATGTAGTTCAAATTATGGGATCCGCTTTAGCTGAACAAGCTAGTTCTGGAGAAAAATTCCTAGATATGATTCCAGTTGATTTAGTTCCGGCTTGGAACTCTCTAAATGAATCGCAAAAAGGGGCAATTATTGCTCAAAGCAAATTCTACAAATTAGAGACTCCTTACCAAATTAACAACTTCTGGAAAACTAGAGGACTTAGACCAGCACAAGCAAATTCTTACGAATCGCTAAACGAATCTCAAAACACTAACAACCCTGTTAACACTGGAGTAAGTAACTCTTACATGCAGAATATAGCAGCAGAGTTAGAAAAAAGATTTAAAAAATAATCTAACAAAATGCAACTCTTAAACGAAAACGAGATTTACGAAACGTGGTCTCCAATTATCGAGAGTAAGACCGGTATGACGGATCGTTCAAAGGTAGAGTGGTTATCTAAATATTGCCACTTTCACTCATTAAACGAGTCTGCTGGAGCTTATAACTCTCTAGGTGTAATGAACGGTATGGGAAGTGTACTTCCTGCAGGTAACTTCTCTGGTGGTCCTGCTGACAATGGTACATACGCTACTGGTTTCTATTACAATAACACTTACAACGCTGGTCGTCCATACGTTGGTTCTGGTGATAAATTCCCATCATTACTTCCATTGGCTATTCAGGTAGCTGCTAAAACCGTTGGTTTTGACATCGTTCCTGTTATTCCTATGGCTGGTCCTACTGGAGTATTATCTTACCTAGACTACGTATACGCAGGTGGTACATTATCTGGTACATCTACTGATTCTACTACTAATTACACTGCTAATACACCAGACGTAATTAAAGTTCCTATCGCAACTGCTTCACCAGTATTTGGTGCTTTAACAGTAGGTAGCTACTATATCCTTTATGTTACAGGTGCTACTCCAGCTAGTGATTCTGCAAAAGGTAAATTTGTTGGATACTCTCGTATCGATGGTTTCCCAATTTTCCAAATTACAGCTATGACTTCTGGAGATTCTATCGCAACTACAGTTACTGCTAGCTCTGAAATTAAATTAGCTTCTTCTCAAGCTAATGACACTACAATGACAACAACTGGTTCAGTTCTTGCTTATTCTGGTGGTAATGCAGTATTAGTTAAAACGTTAGAAGATCACATCCAAGGTTTCTCTGGAGCTGGTCAAAACAACACTAATAACTGGCAAGGACCATACGTAGACGGTACACAAAACTACGATCCTATGTTAAGAGGAGTAGGTGAGAGTACTTACTACAAATCATTAGGTTTATCTACGTTCACTAAGTTCGTTGAGGCTGGAACTTTCCAAGTTGCTGCTTCTGTTACTACTGAGCAAATCCAAGACCTTAACAAGCAGTTCGGTATCGACGTAGTTTCTATGATCGAGAACGCACTTGTTAATGAGGTTTCTCAAGCTATTAACAAGCACATCTTATCAAGAGGATTTGCTCTTGGATGGTCTAACCACTCTCAATTCTTAGCAACGGAAAACACAAACCTTAACATTAACCTAGTAATCAACGGATCTGCTTCAGGTTATTCAGTACCTAATTACGTTGGTAAGACTGGTCAATCTCTAGGTGCTTCTGCACCAGGTTCAGTTGCTGGTCCACTTTCAGGTACTTTCGAGAACTTGTCAACAATCCAAAGAAGACTTTACAGTCGTATCTTAGCTGCTGCTAACGTAGTTGCTAACAGAGGTCGTAGAGGTCCTGCTAACTTTATTGTTACAAACTCTCAAATCGCGTCTGCTTTACAAGACATCAGTCAGTTTACATTCGCTCCGTTTACTAACACACTTACTCAAAACAACGGTACTTTATACCCTGTAGGTTCACTTGCTGGTATGACAGTATATGTTGATCAAAACATGTCATTCGGTGACACTAGAGTATTGGTTGGTAGAAAAGGTGCTGATGATGAGCCAGGTATGAAATTCATGCCTTACATGATGGCTGAGTCAATTCAGACTATCTCTGAGGGTACTATGTCTCCTAAAATCGCGGTTAAATCTCGCTACTCTTTAGTTGAGGCTGGTCACCACCCAGAAACAATGTATTTCTGCTTCCACGTTAACACTGGAACTGCTACTGCTATCATCTAATAGTAACTGTAACAGATACATAACTAAGGACCTCTTTTTAGAGGTCCTTTTTTGTTTTTAGATGTTTTTTGGATATATACAATAAAAAGAAATCTATGTTGTTTGAAAACGTAATTCAATATCAAAAAGCCAAACAGACTTTATTAGATAATAACAGAGACATCGATAAAACCGCTCGTATTTTAAAAAATTCACAATTGTTTAGCAATCTATCAGAAGGAGAGATTATATGTCAGCTAGCGGAGTTAAACGAAGGATTAGGCGATACTATTATGAACTTCTTAAGTAGTTCTTTTGGAGGGGACATCAGTAAGTTAAAAACAGTTCTAACCCAGATGAAAGAGCAGGAACTAAAATTTAATAGAGAAGAATATCAAATATGGAATGAGTTCTATAGATTGATGGATGATCAGAAAGCTTTAGATAAAGATAGGGAAAATCCACACTATCAAGAAATGAGCAGAAATATGCAACAGGCTAGAAACGCTCTGAATACACGAATGAAAGAATTAACAAAAACTCATAATGAAATATTCGATGCTTTAGAGCAAAGAGTTAGAGACCTTACTAAGGATAGTGACAGGAAGAAAAAGTATTTCAATGCACAGAGAGCTACTGACGTAAAGGAGACCAGAAGTGACAGGTACGACAAAGTTAAATCTATCACAGCTAAAAGTGTTAATAGAGCACAGGATTTAGAGGATTTCTTCAATGTTAGGGTTTCCGATTTAGAAAAAGAAAGAGAAGCTGCTAGGAAAAAAGCAGAGGAAGAATTAGAAAAATTAAGAAAAACTTCTACAGAAGCTCCAGAGGAAGAAACACCTAGAAAAAAAGGAGTTTATGAACAAGAACCAGAAAAAGGTTTTTACGAGGAGTTAGAGGGTATAAAAAACACCCCGGGTGGATATCTCACAAAAAGAAGACATTTAGAAGTACTAGAAGATAATATATTTAAAGCTATAATGAATGATGACAAAAAAATAACCCCAGAAAAACCACATGGTGAATTAGGGGAAGTAGCTAGATATAACATCAATCAAATAAACAACGAAGTAAAAAAAATAATAGCACAGCTAGAAAAAGCAAAAGCATCTGCAACCTCTAAGTCCAGTACGACTCCTAGAACAAAAACTACCACAAAGTAAAATGGAAAAGAGAATAAAAAAACTTGATGATTTCGAAAGAATAGACGAGAGTTTATTTTCTTCCTTATTTGGTGGGATTAAAAATTTATTTACCACCAAAAAAAGCAAAGTGGAAAATGTACTTAAAAAAATAAGGGAAGCTAGACACGAAGAGGTAGCTAACACTATCGACGTGGAAAAGCAAATACAGGGATTAACAAGAGATAACAGTCCAGAGTACAAGTTTACTCTAACAAACCTCAGAAGACAATCTAGAATATACGCTTCTCTAAAAGGACAGGAGGTAAATTCTCTAGCTAAAGATGCAAGATCTATTATAGATAATGACCCTAAATTGGAGGCTTTTTTTGCCGCAGAAATGGCAAAAATTGAAGTAGAAACTAAGGAAAAGCTTTTAAAAAATATAAGCTCGATGCCAGACTCTGTATACCTAAAACAGATTAATAACGAGTTTGACTCACTAGTTAGAGACTCTAATAGAAAGACATCTTTCTATGAGGAGTTTAAAGAAGCTCCTTCATATATTCCGGAGATAAGCGTTCCATCTAAAATGGGAGACGACGTGCTTTCTTTCCTTAATATGTCTACAAAAGAAGCTTCCGCTTTTACAAGATCGTTAGATGACGCTAATCTTAATAAATATTATATACAAATCAAGGACTTCTTTTTTGATCTAGAGGACAAATACTCTAATGCAATGGACAGAATTAGAAGGGACAGAAGAATGGCAGAGAAACAAGGTCAAGATTGGATAGTTCCTTCATTAGATAAGGAGGAAATGAACGTCAAATACCACCTAAGAAAAAGCATAGATAAATTAAGAGGCAGAGTAAATACCCTCGAAAGAGAAATGAAAAACAGAAGAAATGTCGTTCCGAATTATTAATATAAGAAATTTTGTTCTTGAACAAGAGAGCACACAGCAAAAGACAAAAGCTCTTCAAGCTAAGACTGATGCAGAAAAGCAGATAATGGATATTGATAAAAAAATATCAGATATAGATCTTGCTATTGCAAATTTACAGAAGAGAGAAAAGGATGGCACCTTAACTAGAAGTGAGTCTATTAACCAGCAGGCTATAGAGTTACAAAAGAAAGTAGCAGAGTTTCAAAAGAAGGGTGCCGTTTATAAGAAGCTAGAATCCATAAAAAATTAGGATATATAAATAAAAAACAAGATGGGTAATCACAGATTAGAATATAATCCTCTTTTTGAATCTCTAACAGACTCAGCTAGAAGATATTCAGCAATCAATGAGGAAGATGCCGTAGCTGGCCAAGCTGGAACAACTTCCAATGAATATTTAGTGAAATACGCTAAGGAGTATGCTAAAAGATTGGTTCAGATATCATATGAGCAATATTTTTATTTTGTTTCTAGTATACCAGATTCAGCGATGAAACAAAAATATCTTAAAGAGGCTATTGATTTTCTTAAAACACAGGAAACACAAGGAGCTAATCTATCTTTTAAAGCAATGATAGATGGTATTATCTCAAATTGTAAAAAAGTAGTTAGCGAAATAAATTTAAATGCTGATCTTATTAATTCAGCACCTATTCTCAAAGATATCTATTCAAATGTCGAGAAAGGTATGAACGAAATGGATAACGCTGTTAAACAGTATATAGAACAATACGGAACATTTTCAAATACCCCGGAAATCTCTCAACTTCTAAAGGATTTTTGCACATTGACTTATACTAATTTACAGCAGTATTTAAAAACAGTATAAAATAAAAAACAAAAATGGGACGATACACCGGAAAATTTATATCTCTTGTCGAAAGCATGAAATCAGATAATGATTCCTATGGATCACTGATGGAAGAGGAAAAAGAGAAGAAAGAGAGGACAGGTACTTTTAGAGACAGAGAAAGGACAGCATCAGGTAAAAGGAAGACTAGAGACGAAAGACAATCTTTAAGAAGAGAAGAAGCTTTTGCAACTGGACAAGAAATGGCGCTTAAGCCTTTTTTAAGAGCATTAGAAAGTTTAAAGTCTCAGATTATAGCAGAAAATTCTGGAGTATACAATGCAGTAAACAATAAAGGGGAAGGTGCTAAATACGGTATTCCTATTATGAGAGGCCTAGAGGCTACGCTTAAAAATGTTATGGATCTCATAGCTTCTGTTACGACTAAAATGTCTAGGGAGGGAAACTATTTAGACATGGGGAAAAACCCTGAAGATATAGAATCATACAGAACCTTATATACAAAGGCACAAACAGATTATGCTAAATACGCACAAGAGTGGGTAGAATCAACAAGGAAAGACAGATTAGAAAGACCAGTAGACAATAAGAATAAAGAAATAGAAGCTTCTCTAAATAGCGCTATAACTTTCTTCAACAAAGCTAAAGATTTATTTATAAAAAATTCTTCATCTTTTGTAAAATCATCAACGTCTTCATCATCTTCAACTGCTTCAGGAACTGGATCAGCTGTAACCTTAACTTCCACTATAAAGCAAAGAAAAGCGGTTTATACAGGAACTGAAGGAGAAACAGTAAAGAGTGTGAAACTTATGATTTATCAGAAGTTTAAAAAATACACGAAATTAGCTAGCCATCCGGATTGGAAAATAGTATTTAAAAAGCCATCAAGCCCTAGCGCAACACTAAGAGAAAATACTGCTAGTGTTATTAAAATGGTTAAAGCAGGGT